ATCGACGCACTGGTGACAAGACACTCGAAGTGGGTCTGCCAGACTGTTTAGCTGAGAGACCGAGAACAGAGAAACCGAGAACAGAGAAACCCGACAACAGAGAAACCGTGAACAGAGAAACCGAGAACAGAGAAACCGAGAACAGAGATCGAAAAAGAAACAGGCGAACCGAAAAAAGGAACGAGAAATGGCTTGTCCACCAGGGTGGGTTCAACCCGCAGCGTCTCGCGAAAGGTTTCGGTTATGTTGGACAAAAGAAAAGTCCCCGGCGCGGGCGGCGCCGGGGACCCATCGAAAGATGATAGTGCTGAACGTCCCTTAAATAGCAAGAAAGACAATAGGAGTAAAGTCCTATCCGTTTATTGTGAAGCTACCGATTTTCTAGAAAAGTTGCGCCCCGGCGGCCCTTGGGTGCTGACGGCGATCGACCCGACCTCGGGAAAGATCGAGACAATCACGGCGCTCGACACGACCGAAGCGCGCGATTTCATCCGCATTTATGATGGAAAGCGCAACCTCCACTACTCGGTCAACCCAACGCGGACGGCAATGACCAGAAAGGCGGCGAAGACGGATATCGCCGCGATCGAATACCTGCTTGTCGATCTCGACCCGAGGGATGACGAAAGCCCGGAGGCAGCCAAGCAACGCTACCTTGCCGCCATCGAGGCGCACGCGCCCGAACCGACTGCCCTCGTCGACTCCGGCAATGGCATTCAAGGACTGTGGAAGCAGGAGCCACGGATCGAGCTGGCAGAGCCGGTGATGGAAACGGACGCTAAGGGAAGAAACGTAAGGGTCTTCCCACCTGACACCTCAGCAATTATCGCCGACGTTGAGGCCCGCTCCGCGGCGCTGATGGAGCGGCTCGGCTCCGTCGCAGGCACGCAGAATATTGACCGCATCCTGCGCCTGCCGGGCACGACCAATCTGCCGAACAAAAAGAAGATCAAAGCGGGGCGAGTTGCCTGCCGGACGAGATTGATCAGCTTCAACAACTTTAAGTACTCACTGGACGCATTTCCGGCGCCGGAGCCGAGCGGCGAGGAGTGCAAGGCGGGCGCTGGTATCGACACGCTGCCGGTCTCCAAACGGATGAAGGACCTCATTCGCGGCATCGACCACCCGGATCATCCCTACGCTAGCCGATCCGAGGCAGTATTCGCCGTCATCATTGCGATGGTGGGCGCCGGGTGCGCGGATGATCAAATCGAGACGGTGTTCCTCGACGCCAGTCACCCCATCAGCGCGCACGTGCTCGAACAATCCAAACCGCCGGAATATCTAGCGCGGCAGATCGCCAAGGCACGCAAAAAAGCCACCGACCCTGACGTGGCCAGGCTCAATGAGGACTACGCGCTGGTCATCGTCGGCGACAAGAGTGCGATCCTGAAAACAACAAACAACGGCATCAAATTCTTGACGCCCCTGGCGTTCCAACAGTGGCTCGCCAATAAGTACGTGTACGACGGCAAAGACAGGAAGGTTCCTCTGGCGAAGCACTGGATGCAACATCCGCAGCGTCGACAATACGAGGGCATCGTATTTGCGCCCGGACGGGATGTGCCGAACCACTACAACCTGTGGCGCGGCTTTGCAGTCGTACCCAAGCTGGGGAATTGCTCGAGGTTTCTCGCGCACCTGAGAGACAACGTCTGTGGCGGCGACGAAGAACTGTACCAATGGATTGTCGGTTGGTTCGCCAATATCTTTCAGCACCCAGAACAAAAAATGGGAACCTCGCTTGTGCTGCGCGGCAAAATGGGCACGGGCAAGACCAAGGTTGGCGAAGTCTTCGGCTCACTGCTCGGCACGCACTATGTTTCAGTTTCCGATCCGCGCTATGTCACTGGGCGCTTTAATTCGCACCTGGTGTCGTGCCTGCTGCTGCATTGCGACGAGGCATTTTGGGCAGGCGATCACACGGCAGAAGGCAAACTGAAGGATTTGGTCACCGGCCAGGACCATTTGATCGAGTTCAAAGGCAAAGAGCCCATTAAGGTGCGCAACCACGTGCGCCTTCTCGTCACCGGCAACCCAGATTGGCTTGTGCCCGCCGGTTTGGAGGAACGGCGGTTCGCAGTGCTCGATGTTGGCGAGGGACACATACAAGACACAGCATACTTCGCGGGCATCGACGAGCAGATGGACAATGGCGGGCGTGAGGCGCTCCTCGATTACCTGCTAAAGTTTGATCTCAAAAACGTTGACCTGCGCACAATCCCGAAGACAGCGGCGCTATTTGATCAGAAGATCTCAACATTCAATCCCATGCAAGGCTGGTGGCTCGACACGCTCATGCGCGGACAACTGCCTGGACTTTTGCCTCATGAGAGTCCAAACGGCTATTGGACATGTCCTTCGGCGTCAATTTTCGAGTTGTACCTCCATCATGCGCAGAGACAGGGAAGCAGACGACGGTCGCTTGAGGTTCAAATTGGGATATTCCTGAATAAGCTCGTGCCAGGGTTACGAAAGCGAGAGATTGTGACTGAAACTGGGGTTTCAGACGTCCAAAACATCCGCACTAGACCACTTCGGGACAAGGTCTACGACTTCCCGCCACTAGCGACGTGCCGCAAGGCGTACGCTGAGAGCCTCCAGCAAGACATTCAGTGGCCGGAACAGTCAGATTGGGCAGAGTGGCCTACCCACTTTGTCACTGGAAAATTCGAATAGCGCTATCTCCGCCCTCTCCCAAAGCAGATAGCGGATTGAGAAGTTGCTGTGCCGCAGTGGTTTCCGGTATCTCCGCCATCTCCGCTATGTTTTTTTGCGTATTTTGCGCACGCGTGTTCTTTTGCGCACTCGCCCCAGGGGGGTGGTGAGGTTTGCTTTCTCTACTAACTACTAAAATAGATGGCGGAGATAACGGAGATAGCGGGAGTAGCTGTGCCGCAAGGGTTTCTCGCCCCGCTATCTCCTGGGTGAGATAGCGGAGATGGCGGTCCACTCGAGCCGCTCATGGTTTTACTTTGTCCGGGATCAGGAATAAAATTGGCCCATGACCAAGCCGAAACCCAAAGATCAATTGCAAAAAAGGGGGCGAAAATCTTTATTCCGCGAGGAATTTATTTTAATTGCAAAAGCTGCGGCGAGATTTGGTGCAATCGAGGAAGAGATTGCAGACGAATTAAATATTGGAATAACGACACTCGAGCGCTGGAAGGAAAAAAACCCCGAATTTCGGGGGGCCTTAAACGTCGGCAAACAAGCTGCCGATGACAGGGTTGAAAGGTCTTTATACCAACGCGCGAACGGCTACTCGCATCCCGCGGTCAAAGTTTTCATGAAACGCGACGGCACGACTGTCGAGCACAAGTACATCGAGTATTACCCGCCCGATCCAACGAGCATGATCTGGTGGTTAAAAAATCGCAGACCAGATCGCTGGCGCGACGTGCAAAATATCGATCACGCGGTCGGCGTGTATCATATCAGCGAAGCGCCCATGACCGAGGAGGATTGGATCAGGCACACGTCGAACGCGGCGCAGCTCGAGGTTGAGGCGAAAGCTATCGAGCACGACGCCAATGATCGTAAATCGAACAGTTGATCTGTTGAAACGTACTGTAGCTGCGAGAAAGGTATGACCGAAGAGGAGTGGATTAGGGAGCACACGTCGAACGGCAACCAGCAGAACTGGTGGTAATGCCATTGATGAGCTGCCTGCGTGTGGCGCTGCGCGCCGTTAGCAGCGGGCGCAGTGGGAGCGGTCGCGGAGCGCGCATGCAATTACGAGGGCTAACTGACCCCCGAACGCCTGCGCTGGTCGAGCGGGGGGCGTCATCTTTTCTTCCCAGCCTTCAGGCTTTCGATCGAAGGATAGCCGCGGCGCCGTAGCGCGGCGTCTATCCCTTCTATGATCACATCATGAATTTTCAGGCGCTCGTGGAAGGCGATTTCGCGCAACGCTTCGTGAACTGGCCCCGGTAAGTATAGACTCGATTGGACGATAATTGGCGTCCCTTTGGCCGCTTCTGGGGCGTCGCCGCGTTTGGCTGCGGTTCGGGCACGTTTGGCCATGGGCCAATCCTTGGGCTTCCTATTCGGCCTGAGGGCTATTCTAGCACGGTCGCCGTAATCGCGCCGCAAGCACCGCGACTGCGTAATTGTATAATGTTGTAGCGTTATAACATTGATATTTTCTCGCGTTTCTGTCACACACAAACGAGCGTTTACCTGTGACCGGGTTTCAGTCATGTCGGCCCCAGCATCACGTTTCGTCGCATATTACCGGGTCAGCACGGACCGGCAGGGACGCTCGGGGCTTGGGCTTGAGGCCCAACGCGAAGCCGTTCGGCACTACCTCGCGAGCGTCGGAGGGGTGCTGGCAGCCGAGCACACCGAGGTAGAGACCGGCAAGCGCAACGACCGGCCAGAACTGCAAAAGGCCCTTGCCGTCTGCCGGCGCCCGAAGGCCAAGCTTTTGATTGCCAAACTGGATCGGCTAAGCAGAAACGTCGCATTCATCGCTGCCCTTATGGATGGGAACACCGAATTCGTCGCCTGCGACAACCCGCATGCGACCCGGCTTACCCTGCACATCTTGGCCGCGGTCGCCGAGCATGAGCGTGAAGCGATCTCGCAGCGGACCAAGGCGGCGTTACAGGCCGCGAAAGCTCGCGGCACTCGCCTTGGTCGCAACGGCGCCGAGCACTTGGCGCCGAACAACAAGGCCGCGGCGATGAACCGAGCCGAGCAGCTAAAGCCCCTCTTGGGCGAACTGGTCGCGGCCGGCATGTCTGCACGGCAGATCGCGGCGGAACTGACGGCGCGCGGCGTTCCGACCCCGCGCGGCGGCCGCTGGCATTCGCAGAGCGTGACCCGGGTGATGGATCGCGTCTTTAATGGCCGTTCCCGAAAGCCTGGAAAGTCCGCGTTTGGGGGGGAGCAGACATCGCAAATTGCAACCGCCATGTCTGCTAATTGACCTCGCGCTGCCGACCGATGGGCTTCGCTATTGTCGCAGCAAGCCTCGATCAGAAAAACAGCGTTAGGAAGATCCGCAGAACGTCACGCCGGCGAGCAGCACGGCCGTCGCTCGTGTCATTCGCACCATAACGAATGCCGGCAACAAAAGCCGTAGCGCGCCAGTCACACCGGCCGGTTTAACAGGATTTGCTCCGTCTCCATCGCCCAGATTGCGACCGCATGTTGCCCACTAGGCGCCATTATTGGCGCCGAGGCTAAGAGTGTCGGGTCGAAAAGGGGGATGTCATGAGTAGCGATGCTTATTCGGACAACACGCTTCAGTACAATTGGCGTCTTCTGCAGCACGGCTTCACCAACTCAATTCACGCCACCAGTTACGACAAAATCGAAATGGACATCGGTTACTGGTATCTTGATGAGTTTGGCAACCGAACCCGTGAAATCACGGCACGCGATTCCGATATTCAACCTGAGCCACGTAGGCGAGTCAGGCGGATGCGAAACGCGGCTCGTTTGATTCAACTGCTTGCACCTTGAGAAACGCCGGGCAAGCCCGGGCTGTCGGTCTTGATGGTCGCACCGTTGCCTGCCGCCTGCTCGGCGAGCCAGGTGGCTATCGTCCCGTACTGCTGACGATGAGGCAGCGCGCCATAGGCGCGGACATGCCCGCCGACATGCGGTGGCCGCCCAGAATGATCATTCCGAGGCCGGTTTTGGCGCGTTCCTCGTAATAGGCGACGGCCTGCTTCGTGAAGATCCCCTCATGTGGGCTTCTTACCCACGTTGGACAAACGGGTCCAAATATGGCCCGGTTTGGTAGCGTCGAGTTCCGGATCTTCAGCGGTGAAACCAAGTGCCGATAAGGCCCGATGCCGTTCACAGT